AGGCGCTGGGCCTGGCCATCGCGCCGGACGCCGGTGCCGTGAGCGAGTGGCAGACCACCGACCGTGGCGGCGTGACCTCGCGCTCGGCACCTGGCCAGTCCATCACCGGTCGAGGCTTCAACATCATGCTCCTGGACGACGTGGTGAAGGACTTCGCATCGGCACACAGCGAGGCCAGCCGCAAGGCGATCTGGGAGTGGTGGCTGGCCAACGCCGAGACACGGCTTGAGCCGCCATCGCTGGTCGTGGCCATCGGCACCCGCTGGCATGAGGACGACTTCATCGGTCGCCTGCTCAGCGATGAGTACGACGGCGACCCGAACGACTGGGAGGTCATCTCGTTCCCGGCGCTGGCCGAGGAAGATGACGTACTGGGCCGGAGTCCTGGCGACCCGCTACTCAGCCCGCTCCTGCGCGACGAGACTCCCGAGCAAGCGCTGGCACGATGGGCGGCGGTGAAGCGCTCGGTCGGCATGTACTCCTGGTCAGCCCTGTTCCAACAGCGCCCCGCGCCCGCCGAGGGAGCCATCTTCGACATCGGCACCTTCCGCTACTGGACCACCGACCCCGGCAAGGCCAGCGAGGACGGCACGGTGCGCTACCTCGACCCGAACGCGGCGGTGGGCACCCGCTGGCTGGACTCCTGGGACATGGCGTTCAAGGCCACCGACGACTCCGACTTCGTGGTGGGCCAGCGCTGGATGCGGCTCGGCGCGAACCGCTACCTGATCGCACAGCGCCGTGGCCGGTGGACCTTCACCGGCACCATCGCCCAGATGAAGGCGTGGATGGGGGCCGACGAGTACGGCGGCAAGGTGCACCAGCGGCTCGTGGAGGACAAGGCGAACGGCCCGGCCATCATCGACACGCTCCACGACGAAATCAGCGGCCTCAAGGCGATCAACCCCGGCGTCAGCAAGGAAGCACGCGCCCGCGCCGTCACCCCCGAGATTGAGTCCGGCAACGTGTACCTGCCGCACCCGACCGAAGCGCCGTGGGTGCTGGACCTCCTGGCCGAACTCCGCTCGTTCCCTACCGGCGCGCACGACGACCAAGTGGACGCCATGACGCAGGCGCTTGCCGAACTGCGCGAGTCCGGCTCCGTCACCATCACCGTCCCCGGCGACCGGGTAGCCCCGCCCATCGCCAACCGCTACACGGCGAGCCGCACCGGCATCCGTCGCTCACCCGGAGGCTGAACACTGTGCATAACTCTGTGGATAACCTGCTGGCGCTTGGCTTTACGCTGAGGCTGTCGCGCCTGGTCACAACAGATTGGGTCGGCTTCTGGTGGTTCCGCAAGCCTGCCGAGCGGTGGGCGCTCAAGGCCGAGCGCGATGCGATGGTGCGCGAAGGTGCCAAGCGCGACCCGTACAAGCGCGACCCGATGCCGCCGCTGTCCGAGATGGCGCTGGGCGACGAGCCGCGCACCTGGCAGGGCAAACTGGTGAAGGGTTTAGATTGCCCGTTCTGTGTGGGATTCTGGCTGGGGGCGCTGGTTCTGCTCAGCCTGACCATAACGCGGGCGGTGCCAGCGCTCGCCCCACTCTGGCGGGCCGTGGCCACCGTGTTCAGCCTGAACTACGTGGTCGGCCACATCGGCTCAAGGTTGGACTGATGGCCCGCGTGCGGCGCATCCGCGTGGTGGTCGAAATCGAGGAAGATGACGGCACCGTCACCCGGCACGAGACTGACGGCGTGCCGATGCCAGGCACCGTCGAGGCGCGCATCATCCCGCACTACCAGACCCGCATTCACCGGCGCGCGGGCTACATCGAGCCGCAAGGCGTGGTGGACGTGACCGTGTTCCTGGACGCCCGGCTCGACCACCCGACGTTCCGCGTGACCACGAACCCCGAGGACCGCTGGCTGGAAGGCTTGCCCGAGGCCGAGGTGTACCGGATCATCGAGTCATGACGGGAGGCAACTGTGGACGAGTACGAAGGCGACCCGCGTTCCATCGAGTGGTGACCAGGCCGAGCGACGTGGCGGGTGCCGGATTCAACTCCCACTCGGCCCGGTCCTCTGCATCCTATTGACTCCGGTGGGACAATGACCCCATGACCTCGCGCACCTACGTTCCAGTGCCCGGCCCATCGCCCGCAGACCTGCCCGACGCCGGGGCGATCACTCCCAGAGTCACCGAGCCTGGCATACCTACCAAGGCCGCGCCGATGCACAGCCTCCTAGCCGCCGCCACGCGCCTCACCACGGCCACAGTTCTTGCCAACCGTACCCACCGCACCGGCTCGGCTGAACAGTGGCAGGAAGATGCCTGGGAGATGTACGACCTCGTGGGCGAACTCCGGTTCCTCGCCACGGTCATCGCGGCCACCGGTGCCAAGGCCCGGTTCTACGTCGGCACGCTCGCCGAGGACCCCACCGACCCGCCTGTGCCGACCGAGGACCAGGAACTCGCCGACGCGCTGGAAGCCATCGGCGATGGGCCGAGCGGGCTGTCGCAGTTGATCCGCCGCCTGCTCATCAACCTGTACGTGCCCGGCGACGGCTGGCTCATCGGCATCCCGTCGCCGCTGATGCCGGAGAACCGGAAGGACGGCTCGCCGCCCCCGCCGCGTGGCGACGGCGTGGTTATCCTGGACGACCTCGTGTGGCGAATGCTGTCGGTGAGCGAGGTGAAGTTCGAGGCCGACGACATGATCCTGTCGCTCGGCGCGAACAAGAACGAGGAAGTGCGCGCGTCCGCCGACGACCTCTATCCCATCCGCGTGTGGAACCCGCACCCCCGGCGCATGTGGGAGGCCGACAGTCCCACCCGGTCCAGCCTGCCCATCCTGCGCGAACTGGTCGGCCTGACCATGCACATCAGCGCCCAGATCGACTCGCGCCTCGCCGGTGCTGGCATCATCATCGCGCCGGACAGCGCCGCACGTGCCGCGCGCCGTGCCGCTGGCCTGCCGGAGGACGGCCCCGACGACCCGTTCACCGATGCGCTCATCAAGGCGATGATGACGCCGATCAGCGACCGCGCCAACGCCAGCGCCTACGTGCCGCTGGTGTGGACCGTGCCGGACGAGGCCGCGCCGATCTTCCGCTACCTCGACCAGGGCGACCGGATGCTGGACGCCCAGGCGAAGGACATGCGCGACGAGAGCATTCGCCGGTTCGCGCTCAGTGCCGACGCACCACCGGAACTCCTGCTCGGCGTCGGCTCCATGAATCACTGGGGCGCGTGGATCGTGCAGAGCGACGTGATCCACACGCACCTGACGCCGCCGCTGGCGCTGGTGGCCGACGCCATCACCACGCAGTACCTTCGCCCGGTCATGCGCCAGATGGGCCGGTCGGAGCAAGCCATCGACAACACGGTCGTCTGGTTCGACGTGGACCACCTGATCGTCGCGCCGAACAAGGGCGAGGACGCCAAGGTGGCGCACACAGCCGGGGCCATCAGTGACGAGGCCCTGCGCGACGCCTACGGGTTCAGCGAGGACGACGCACCGGCATCCAGCCTGCTCCCCGAGGCCGACCGCATCGCGCTCGACATGGTGCGCCAGAACCCGGCGCTCATGGCCGACCCCGGCCTTGCCGCCGTGGTGGCGCAACTGCGCGCGCTCATGGCTGGCCAGGCCATCGCGCCCACCGGCCCAGTGGCCGAGCCGGAGCCGGAGCCACAGGACGACGAACAGGATGACGAGCCGAGCACCGAGGGTGGCCCGCCGCGCACCATCGAACAGCCGGACCTCGACATCGCCGCCAGCGCTCGCCAACTCCTGCCGGTGTGACCGTGAACGTGCCGAGTGTCTGCCCCTGTTGCGGTGCGTACTCCCTGCTTCCCGAGCAACAGACCGTGACGCTCGTGGCCGTGTGCGACGTGCTGGTAATCAAGGCGCTGGAACGAGTCGGTGGCTTCATCCGGCGCGCCACGCGCTCGCGCTACGACATCGCCAAGGGCCGGTCCCTCGATGTCATCCACACCATCTGGCAGGCCACCGACGAACAGATCGACCGCGCACTGCTCGGTGCCTGGGACGTGGTGCCCGCGCTCCTGGACCTTCATGGGTGCTGTGACGTGACGCCACTCCAAGTGACCTCGATGCTGGACGACTACGTGCACGACCTCGTAATCACCGGCACGCCGCACACCCTCCACGGCGAAGGCGGGCTTGAGTACCGGTTCGCCACCAGGCTCGGCCTGCCGCTGACGCCAACCTCGACCGCCGACCGTGAGCACTGGCCACCGATGTTCGAGCCGGAGCCAGCCGCGTTCGAGACCGTCACCGAGGCGGCGCACCATGCCGGTTGAAACCTCAGCGGCCAAGGCGCTCGGCTCCCGCGCCAAGATGGAGTACAAGGCCGGAGTCGCGGTCGCCCGCCAGTCCGCCGAGTTCTTCGCCGCCGTGTACCGCATGGCCCTGCGCGACCGGCAGTACCTCTCTGCCGGAGCCGTGAGCGTGCTGTGGGCCGACCTGATGCGGCCCGAGGCGCTGACCGGCGTGCCGGACGACCTTGCCGCCAGCCTGAGCACGGCGCTCCTGGAATCGTCCCTGCCGAGCCGCACCTACGACTCCGCGATGGCTGTGCTGGCCACGTCGGCTGAACAGGGCTGGGACGACAACGCGCTTGAGCAAGCGCTGTTCTACACGCTCCACCCCGACACCGGCTCGATGCAACTGGCCAGCGATGCGCCACCGTCGCTGACCGCCGCGACGCCGGTGCGCGAGGTCATCAAGGACTTACCCGGCAAGGGCTTCGTGCAGGCGATCAAGACGCCACTGCGCAAGCCGCTCCCGCTCAAGTTGAAGATCGCCGCGCGCAACGCGCTCAACGAGTACGGCTACGTGTGGGCCGCGATCCTGACCGAGATGGCCACCACGAAGGTCACCGAGTGGCAGGCGAAGCGCCAGGAGGCCGGGATGGTCGAGGAAGGCTTCCCGACCAAGATGTGGGTGACCCGCCGTGACGACCGGGTGCGTGAGGCGCACGCCGAGGCCGACTACCAGACGGTGCCGGTCGGCCAGCCGTTCATCGTCGGCGGCTACGCCATGATGTTCCCCGGCGACTCGGCGGCACCGATCCACCTGACGGCGAACTGCCGGTGCGTCATCATCCCAGGGGCGTCCTAACTCGGATTAGACATCGGGCCAGAAGTGCGGTAGTGTATTGGTATAAGCCAAACCGCAACGAAAGGCACCCCATGCTCAACGCATTCTTCGTCACCGAAACCGCTCCCGAGGTCGGGATGGACGCGACCGTCTGCTACGTCACCGACCGGGTGAGCACCAAGATCACGCACGTCAGCGAGAACGGCAAGACCGTCCTCACCTGGGACGGCAAGGCCGTGAAGGGCTGGACCTGGAACGGTGCCGAGATGGTGTTCGACGACAGCCCGGAGTACCGCACCTGGACGCTCCGCAAGAACGGGCGCTGGATCGTCAAGGGACAGCCGATGGAGCGCGGTGCCACGCACCTGCTCGTCGGCGTCAAGGACGACTACCGCGACCCCTCGTTCTGAGGCCACCGGCCCGCCCCCTCGCCGGGGCGGGCCTAACTCGCATTAGACATCCTCGTCGAAGTGCGGTAAACTATTGGTACAAGCCAAACCAGTACCGACCGAAAGGCATCCCATGTTCAAAGTGATCCACACCGCCACCGGCTCCGAGTGGGCCGAGTTCCAGGAGCAGGACATCGCCGTGTCGATGGCCGACAACTGCGCTCGCGCGCTCAACAGCACCTTCCACGTGACCGGCATCGTGCACGTGGCGCACACGATCCCTGCGGAGGTGGTGACCGGTGAGTAGCGGCACCACCACGCAGGAGGGCACCGGCATCTACGAACTGGCCGAACTGTGCTACGAGGTCGAGATGACCGCCGACCCCGACGAACTCAAGCGGCTGACGGTCATCCGCAACGCGAAGATCAACGACGTGCTCGACAAGGGCGCATCGGTCGAAGCCATCGTGGCGGCGACCAACCTGTACCGATCCACCATCATCCTCGTCCGGCACCCCGAGCGCTGGCAGGACTACCAAACCACGTTAGGA